AAAATAAATTTGGAACTTATCCAAGATTGTATTAACTTTGATATCAGTAAAACAAACAAGCCTTATGAAAAGAATCAATCCACAAATCCAAGAAGCCTTGGTCTCTCTAATGGAGAGCGGAAATCTAAACGCAGCAATGCACTTAGCCCAGCAGTTAGATTTGAAGTCAATATTTCAATCACTGCGATTTGTAGAGATGGCGTCCCCAAACGAAACTCTAATGAAGATGCAAGAAGCGAAACTTGCAATATCTCTGCAGACCGAAAAAACAAAATCCCCCACTCACTTAACAATCGAGGAGGCAGCTGCGGCTGCTTCCCTCAAGGGGAACACCTACGATGACGCCTACAGCAAAATCACTATGAAGATGATTGCTTGTATGGATTACGGGGAGGAGATTAAACTCAATGAGAAGTACTACTTGTACCACTACTGCGATGATGACTACATTGGACTACGCCATGTTGACTTTGGGTACGAAGACATCTACACAGTCCAGTACGCAATCCTTGAAGATGATGGTAAAGGAAACTGCACCTACGACATCGTGATGAGCGTAGAGGATGAGGAAATTGTAGAGTTGTTGGAAAAAGCGGAGGCTGCCTTATGAGTAAGAGAAGCAAACCAATCGTAACAACGATGTCTCGGGATGAGATTATGAAGAAGCACATTTGGTTACCTAGGCTGCAGTTTTGTGCAGCCCTGGTACTAAATAAGAAGTGGCCTCGTTGCAATGAGGATGAGCAGTACCAGGTGAAGAAATATATCATTGAGAACTATGAAGTCTAAAGAGATATACGAAAAGATCGATAGCGTAAAGTTTATGCTGCGATTAAGAGAGAATGTACTGGGAGTACATTACCTCGAGGCGGTAGAGGAATACATCGCAAAGTTAGAAGTTCAATTAAATAATAAATAGTATGCCGAATTATGTATCACACCTGGTAAAGGTGAGCGGCCAGTCCGCAAGTGTAGAGCAGTTCAAGACTGCGATTAGAAAGAAAGATTCTCACATCCAAGACGATAGTGGAATCATAGACTTTAACCGCTTCATCAAGATGCCGGAGGCTTTGTTGGATACAACATCGCCGTCAGCAACGAGACGAGTTGAAGAGGCTAAGGAGCGCGACCCTAAATTCGATTTGTCCAATGGTGTACACCTCGGGGATATCAAGGGAGCAAAGTTGGCTCAACTTCTAGAGCGTGAGGCTGAACTTAGAGACAAGTATGGCTACGATAACTGGTACGACTGGTCAATCGCAAACTGGGGGACCAAGTGGAACGCAGTGGACCCAACCTTTGTCTCGGAGGAGGAGTCCAATGGGATAACCACATTCGTCTTTCACTTTCAAACAGCATGGACTATGCCGGAGGGAATCATAAACTCTATGGTTCAAATGTGTAAGGCAATGAAAGTGCAGGTTGAGATTCAAAGTGAGGAAGAGGGGAGTTTCTTTGACTGCCTTACTACAATCAAGCCAAACTACTACGAGGTAAATATTGGTGAGCCTTTCTACTACCTAGAAGATAAGGATGGGAACATCATTAAAATTACCGATGACATCGACGATGAGGAGCTGAGAGCACTCGGCTTAGACCCGGATGAAATCACTGGAAATCAAAGAGGTTTCGTGTGCGACAACACTGGGGATTTGTTTATTGATTTTAAAAGAACTAAAGCAAAGGTTTATGCAGCAGGAGAAAAGGCTTAATATCACACAAAAGGTTCTCGGGTTTATCAAAAGAGAAAAGCCCGAGCACCTGCACCAAATCCAATCGTTTGTGAGAGCGGTAAGCAACGCTAAGAGTGACACCAACGAGGGGTTCTATTCAAGTAATCTTAAGAGGTTACTAGACCGAGGATTAATCCATCGGATTCACACTGGTAAATACATAGTGACTGAACTCGGGGATTTATATATCGAAGACCGAATGGCTGCCAATAGGATTATAATCCAGGAGCACCACAAAATCAAAATCAAAGATGCTATAGAACTGCTAGAGCAAATCAAGCAACAGCTGATTGATGGAGAGTACGAAGAAGGAGATGTAATCACCATAAAAGTTTAGTCATGAAATACTATGTAACATACAACCCGGATACACAGAAGTTTGACCTGCGAGATAAAGAGCAGTGCAAGACTATATTTTCATCACACTCTAGAGGCCAATGCGAAGCACGCCTGGAGCAGCTGGTGAGTCAAACATACAAGCCCCATATGGAAAGGGTGTACTACCTCTGCGACCGCATGGATGATGTGCTTCAAGTTATACATCAAAGATACGAGGGGGGATATGATCTAACTGAATACGATTTGCGTCGCGCCTTGCACATACAAGAGGAGATTAAGATGGCGCTTGGAATACCAGTGAAAAATAATTAAATTAGCAATACTAAATTCAATTCATTATGAGCAAATTAAATGCAGCACTTGTAAAAGTGCAGGCGGAGTTGAAAGCGCCGAAAGGTCAGTTCAACAAGTTCGGCAACTACAACTATCGTAGCGCCGAAGACATCTTAGAAGCAGTGAAGCCGCTGCTTAGTACTAATGGTTTGTCTATGACCATTTCAGATGAGGTCAAAGAGATGGCCGGAATTCTATTCATTGAATCTACAGTCCAGGTTACTGACGGAGAGTCCGCAGCAGAGGTGAAAGCCCAGGCAGGTATAGACCCTAACCGCAAGGGTATGGACATCGCTCAGTGCTTCGGGGCTTCGAGCTCATACGCACGGAAGTATGCACTCAATGGTATGTTCTTGATTGATGATACTAAAGACGCTGACGCTACCAATACTCATGGTAAGAAGACAGCTTCTGCACCAGTGAAAGACGGAGAGTGGTTTACTAAAGCGATAGACTATATCAAGAATAGCAAGGACAAGAAACAAGCATTCGATATGGTGCTCAGTAAGTACAAAGACTCTGCGAGTGCCAAGCAAGTAGAAGCACTGCAAAAGTTTGTGCGATAATGGAATTCGCTAAGCAACTACAAGATGCTACCGGGAAGGGATATCTTTCCTATAGCAGTATCAAACACGCTCTCAATGACATAAGGCTATGGGAAATGTACATGGCCGGTCAGCTGAGAAAAGAATCTCAAGCACTGAGCTTTGGGAGCGTGTACGATACGCTCTTGTTTGAACCTAACGAATATCAAAACCGCTTCCACACTTTTGATGACAAAGAGATTTGCGCTGAGATTGGTGGCAAGAATCCTCGTGCTACGAAAAGGTACAAGGAATGGAAAGAAGAATTGTATGTCGATGCTAAAGCGTTGGGCAAGGATGTGGTGTCGGAAGAGGACTACATCATGGCCATAGACATGATCTCGAGATTAGATGATTGTGGACTGCTCGACAGCCATCTCACTGGTGAAGTCCAGGTGGAATTTAATACTTGGATTGAAGACATTCCGGTTCGAGGGTTCTTGGATTGCAAAGTACCTGGTACTATCATAGACAGCAAGAGCACCCGTAGTATCGGAGGTTTTAAACGGGATGTGTTTTCTTTTGGCTATGACATTCAAGCCTACATCTACACATCAGTTTATCCCGGCAATGAGTTTGCTTGGGTGGCGCAGGAGAAAGCGTACCCCTACTTACCTGCGCTGATACACGCAAGTGATGAAACACTTCGTAGTGGAGAGTTTAAGTTTTGGAAAGCTGTTGATACTATCAAAGAGCACTTCCAACTCGACCGACCTGCCACTACCTTTTACAAAGAATTCTATGTTTAATTTAATATCTATATCATGAGCCAAAACGAGAATGTTTTAGCCGGATACTTCAATGAGATGAAGGTCTGGAGTGACACGGACAGCAAGTTCGTGCCGTTTACAACTGGTGTAAGCGGAGAGTTTAGTTTCACCCTCGATGAACTTGAGGATGTGAAGAGATTTGCAACCCATAATGCAAAGACACCGCGAGTTTACTTTGAACTCAAGATGTCTCGCAAGACTGGGCGTCCTTACGCAATCGTAAAAGACCCTAGTACCTGGGGGAAGAAAGAAGATAAGCAGCCAGCGACCCAAGAGGATAGCGATGGTCTGCCGTTCTAAGATCGAGGACACCCTATATCTAATGGTATGTTTTGCGTGGGGAATGGAGCGTGTTGGTTCTGTTCCCCCAACATACCGGGCCAAGAGAGGTGGCAGAGAAATATCGTTTACGATAGATGTGGTTAAACACAAAGACAAAACACTGTACTTACCTAACAAAGGAGAGAGTGACTACAAGATAGTCATCATACCAAACAAAGTTGGAGACAACCTAATCTTACTAGAAGGTAAAGATGTTTGGGGTCGGGAGACCATGACCTTTGAGGAGATAGCGAAACTGATTAAGTATAAAGAGCGAATCGAATACAAAAATGGAATATAATTTAGAAGACGTACCCCACTACTACATAGGAGAGCATAAGGCGATTGAAGCTATGGATGTTGTGTTGGATTTTCAGAGGAGTAATTACAATGTAGGCACAGCGCTTACGTATCTTATGAGGGCCGGAAAGAAACCAGGCAATCCAATGAAACAAGATATCATTAAAGCAATAGTACACCTTAAAAGAGAACTCGACCTTATCGACTATGAAAGTAACCATCTACCAATCAATAACGGACACCAAGAATCCCTTTCACATTCCACTTGGTACAGCACTACAACGAATCAAGTCCGGAAAGAGTAAGGACATAGTCGAGAAGATACGAGACACTGGAGAGAAAGACCTTAAGATATCATTACCTGCTGTATTGTTTAGCGGGGTTTTTGAGGAGCGTAAGGATGCTGGGTTAAAGCAGCATAGCGGATTTATTGTACTTGATATTGATGACCTCAGCAACCCTAAAGAAGTAAAGCAAACTCTTTCCCTGGACTCTTATGTTTACTCGTGTTGGCTATCGCCTAGCGGTAAGGGGGTGAAAGCCTTGGTCAAGATCAATGACAGCACCAGACACCGAGAACATTTCTTTGCCATCGAAAAGTATTTCGACAAGCATTATAGTATTGTTGTTGACCCCACCGGAAAGAATGTATCGAGAGCTTGCTATGAAAGTTATGATAGTGAACTGTATCTAAATGAAGACAGTGAAGTATTCACCGCTTATGTGAGCGAGGAGAAAAAAGAATCCAAGCCTAAGCAAGAGGTTGTTAAACCTCAAGAGTACACTGACTACAATAAGCTGAATATAGCAGCGTCTATGATACGCAATGCCGTGGATGGAGAGAAGCATCATGCCTTGTACAACGCAGCCCGATTGTGTGGTGGATACATTGCCGGCGGAAGGATGCTTGAGGAAGAAGCTATCCGGGTATTAGAGTATGAGATATCACTGAGAGATATTAAGGATTTCGATCACGCTAAGAGGACCATTAGAGATGCGCTGAATGAAGGTAAGGGAATGCCTATCCACGAAGTGCTCACCTTTGAAAAAACTGAGCAGCGAAAGCAGCGTGTGAAGGATGGCGACATGAGTTTCATCGCACCCACTGACGATGACTTCAAATGGATTGAAGACTTTGCTCAAGGTAAAATTGAGATGGGGTTGACCACTGGAAGTGATACCCTGGATAAATACTTCAGATACAAAAGAGAGTTTACTATACTCAACGGGCATAGCAATGTAGGTAAGACTACCTTTGTATTATACCTCATGGTGAACTCAAGCATAAAGCACGGGTGGAAGTGGTGTGTATACTCATCAGAGAATGCTACTGCCAGCACGAAGATGAGGCTGATGGAATTTGCTACCGACCGAAAGGTAGACCGCATGTCTCGCAGTGAGTTGGCTAGTGCGTACAACTGGGTCAACAAACACTTCGTGTTCTTTAGTAACAAAGACATGTATTCTTTCCACGATATCCTGGCTTTCACTGATAAAGTTAGAGAGAGTCAAAAGATAGATGCACTATTCATAGACCCGTATAACTCACTTAAGATTGACATGGGGCAGCACTCTAAGATTGGGATACATGAGTATCACTACGAAGCTGCATCTGAACTTTTAAATTACAGCGTCAACAACGAACTCGCAATTTGGTTAAACACTCATGCTGTAACTGAGGCGCAGCGACGCAAGGATGGCGAAGGCTATCCAGTTGCGCCTTACGCTGAGGACAGTGAGCATGGTGGCAAGTGGGTCAACCGCTGCTCCTGCTTCCTCACAATACATAGGAAGGTCCAGCACCACGACCCTATAGTAAGAAAGACCACTGAGTTCCATGTTCGTAAGGTGCGTGTGGTTGAAACTGGTGGTGCGCCGACGCCATTGTATGATCCAATAGAGTTCCAAATGAACATCACTAACACCGGATTCTACTGCACAAATGATAGAGGTAAAAGATTCTTTACTCCTATCAGTGAGCAGTTTGAAAGCTA